ATCGGCAAGGTCGCCTGTGTCAAGATCCTTCTGGATGCGGATTCCGTTTCCGAGCGTTCCTTTCCATTTCGCGGCGAGGGTCGCAGTCCCGGCGGACACGGTTACGGCTACGGGAAAATCGAGGGCGGCATCGACGAGCGTCTTGATACGAGCCGCGATGATAGCCGGGGTGTCGCCAACGGAGCAGGGAATCGAAACTTTCTTACCGCCGATGAAACGGTGCATCGTTCCGGCCTTCGTGATCGCGTCGCCCGAGAGAGCGATCGAACCGGTCGCGGCTTCTGAATTTTCAGCGTCGGCGATCGGGACGATATAGAGCTTTGTGGTCGGTGCCTGCGATGCCGCAAAAATCGCCATACGGTGAAGCATGGAACCGCGACCGGCGCGGGAAGCAACGTCTTCGGAACCGTCAACGAGCTGCGGAACGTTCGGAGTCGGCGAAAATCCAGAGTTGAACTGACCGAGAAGCACGGCAATGTGCTCGATTACGAGCGAGCCGAGAGAGCTTCGTATTCCCTTCTGCTCGAAAAACGTACCGGACGCGGCGCGGGTCGGCGATACAGAATCAAAATCAATGGACATTGATTGTCCTCCTAATCAAAATTGATAAAGTGCGGCGAGATCGCCGACCTTCGCAGAAATCGAATCGAGCTTGACCAGCGTTAGATCAAGAGGCTCGTATCCATAGGAAATCTCGAACGACCATTCGCCGACAAGAATCTCCTGATTGAGCTTGTCGTCGTCGAACTTGACGCGTTGCCATGCGGGGGCGCTCATCTTTCCGATAGTCCCGACGGGTAGACCGAGATCGGGATCGTCGTTGTCCAGGAGAGATTTTTTAATCTGCTCCTTAAGAATGAGAAGGCGCGAAGTCGCTACTGCGTCATCCTCGTCGATAACCGGGACAAGGCAAAGCGCGGAATACTTCGCGACGTAATCGGAGTTTTTTCCATCGTCAGACTCTTGCGTGATATTCACAAGCGGAGCGGTGAGACGTTGCCACGGAGACGTTTTATCACGCTCGACGTTGTAGTTGTACGCGGCATTGATATGCACGTCAGCGTCGCGATGGAACTTTACTTTTGCGACGAGTCCATCAAGTATGAGGTCATCAACTGACTTCGCGAGTTCACTCATGCTGATAGACCTCCACCCTTAAGTACCGCTGTAGCGACTCCGTTCATGTAATCGATCGGACACTCGACAAGTCGGTAAGGAACGCTGTTGATTGACGCCTTCCAACCTTTATATTTCAGTACATCGGGGTCGGTAATTCCTTTTTCTGAAAGCGCAAGGATCGAAATTGATACGGCAACTTCCTCGCCGACGATGGCAAATGTACCGTCGATATCTCGCACCGCGCCGCGTCTGATGAAGCGGCACGGTATATCCGGATAAGGGACACCGTCAGGGCTGGTAAGCGTCGCGCGCTCGCCATCCATGTCGAGTATGTCCCGGTTATCAGAACGCGAGAGATCGGCGAGTGACATTTACTTTGCGCCCTTGATAAGAGCGTCAATTTCCTTGTCGCTCTTGCTGTCGAGTTCGTCGGCGGTTTTTGCGAGACCGAGCTTGATCGCCGTCTTGACGAGCTTTGCGCGGTCGAGAGCTTCTTCGACGACTTCGCCGATAATTTTTGCTTCTTTTTTCGCTTCAAGAATTTTACCGACGGCGGCGGATACGACACCCTTGAAGCCATTTTTGTATTCTACCTTTACCGATTTTTCAGACATTCTTTTCCTCCTTAAGAAAAGAACCCCGACTCATGCTGTCTCACGACATGAGAGCCGGGGAGGTTGATTAGGTGTTGACGGTCTTGACGGCGAGCATCGGGAGACCGTAGCCGACGTTATACCGGCCATCGGCAGACATGTTGTACGTCTTCGTGCCGGGAACCTTTTCGATGTTCGTCTCGGGCTCTTTGCGCATCGAGAGAACGAGCGGCTGGAAAATCTCGCTCGACGCGAGGAGATACCAGTCGTTCGCATCGACCGCGTCAAGGCGGGCGTCTTCGATGACGGTGAACTTTCCGGCGTAAGGGTTGTATGTTCCCTGCACGCTCGCGGTCGGGTCGGTCTGGCTGTTGACGAGTCGGCGGAACTTGTTGCCGAGCGCTTTCGGACACACGATCATGTCGCCCGCGATATTGAGCGACTCGCCCTGATCGTCGGTGAACTTCGCCATCTGAACGAGCGCGGCGTTGAGATCGGCTTCGATCTGCGCAAGGCTCGTGCCGGTTCCCGCGAGGAGATTGTCGAAGGTGCGCACGCCCGACGCATCGGAGAAGAACGCCACGCCGTCATAAGCGAGGCTGGTCGTACCGTTGTTGAGAAGCGATACGAGAAGCTTCTCGGGGTGCGCCATGATGCGCTGAACGAGTAGCGCCGGGATTTTGGAAAGTACGCCGATCTGGTCGTCGTCGATATCGTTCTGATTGATCGGAACGGCGGCGGCCCAGTCCTTGTTTTTGATCGTGTAGTCGTACTGCTCAAAGCCTTTCGCCTTGAGTTCTCCGATCCACTCCTGCACTCCGGGCATCGCTCCGATCCAGCCCATCTTCTCATACGATGAGGTGGAGGGAATCGTCATAACGGCCTTCATCAGGCCGGGGTTGATCGTGCGACCGGCGAGGAAATCCGCCATCTTTACGGCGAAATCTGCGCGAAGTCCTTTTTCAAGCCAAATGGGAAGTCCCATAGTTTTACTCCTGTACGCCTCTCGGCGTTCGATAACCCGGCGCTATGGCCGGGCCGTGGATTACGCGATACGATCCGGCTGGCGGAAGTCGAAAAGGAGATACCCGGTCTTGAAGTCAAGCGCCCGGTATCCGACGGTTTTATTTCCGGCAGTCTTCGTCAGGGTCGAATCGTCAGCGACGAAATGAATCGTACCGACATCCGTCTGTGCGCAACCGGAAACCGGTACCCATGTCGGGCCCTTCATGAAGCGACCGCGCGGATGCGCACCCGAGGCGACGGCAAGCGCGTAATCGTGAACGCCTTCGCCGTAGTCGCCGGTCGAAACGCCGATAACTTCGAGGTTCGCGGCATCGGTCGGCTTCACGGCATACCCGGCGTTAAGAACGAGAATTCCGCCCTTGTAGAAGGTCGCGGAATCGCCGAGAAGTGCGGAGCGTTCCTGCTGGACGCCCTCAAACTCAAGATTGCGGGGAGCGGTAAGGTTTGACATCAGTCAGCCTCCTTGTTACCATACTTCTTGAGCTGGTCGGGGGTGAGATTGAAGGCGTTCATAGCCTTATGGTCGTCCTCGGTAAGCCCGTCAGTTCCGGCCACAGTGTCGGGCGTCTTCGCGTTGATCGACGGCGCGTTGTCGTTTGTGCCGGACTTCGAGGGAATCGAAGCGGCAACAAGCGCGGGCATAGCGGCTTCTACTGACTTCCCGCTTGCGATAGCTTCGGCGACGGCCCGGTCACCTTCGGGAGTTTTGCCGAGGAAGGCGGAAATACCGTCCCGCCTCGCCGCCTCGGCCTTTACCCCTTCCGCGTGCGCGGCGGCACGTATAGTCTCATCGTGCGCCTCAAGTACGCCGGGGTTCGCGGCTTTAAATTCATCGAGCGTCATTTTCTGACCTCCTGATATTTTCGCCCCGCCTGTTGAGGCGGAAGCGGTTTCCCCGGCGACGCCGGTTTTGTTTCTGCGAGAGATTGACACGCCGCGTACTTCGTCGATCATGCCAGCGGCGAGTGCATCAGCGGCAAGAAGTATCCCGCCATGACCAAAGTCGGCGTTTACCTTGTCGATGGAAACGCCACGGCCCTCGGCTACGCGGGAGACAAATACTTTATGGACATCGTTGAGTTGCTTGACTATCTTTGCCTTTCCTTCGGGCGTTGAAGTATCAGGCCTCTTGTCGGGCGCATCGGTCGAAGTGTAGACGGTGTGCCTTATACCATCGCGCGCGAGGGCTTCGTCTTCGTTGTATTCCTCGGCGGCGACTCCGATTGATCCGTGTTCGGTGGTGGGATTCATCGAGACGATCCGGTCACAAGAAGCGGTAAGCCAATATGCACCGGAACACTGCCCGCCCCAGACATGCGCCTCGGTCGGTTTCGATGCGGAGGAAATAACCTGCGCGGCCTGATCGACGCCGTCTACATATCCGCCGGGAGAATCAACGTCATAGATAATCTTGACGACCTTCGGATCTGCGTCGGCGGCTTGAGTCGCGGCGATGATAAAGCCATATTCGGTGAGAGCTTCGGCGGTATATGCTCCGCACGCGTCGGTTTTTGCGGCGGGCGTCAACTCGCCGGTAATGGGAATATGAGCCGCCCCGTTTTCATCGATGGTGTAAGTCTTTGCGGCATCCTCGGCGCTTTTGGGCGTGAGGTTTATTTGTGCCGATGCGACCAGCTCATCGCGTGCGACGCGGATTGCGTCGGCAGTCTTGAGCGAACGGGCTACGGCGAAAAGCTCGCGGCGATTGTCGCGGAGGTTTTCGAGGTAGGATCGTTCCATCGCATAAAACTGCTTCACTGCCCGCCCCCGAGTTTGCTCGTTGCATTATCGACGATGGTGAGGCCGAGTAGTCCAGCGCCCGCATACACGAGCGAGTCGGCTTGCGCGCTCGCCGTTCCGGGGTCATTGACCTTTCCGAAGACGGCGAGAAAGAAAAGGCCGATTTTCATGGCCCATCCGGTCGCGAGAATGAAACCGCCGAAAAGGCGCTTCGAGGAAATGACGCCGGGTGATTCCTCATACCATTTGATTTTTACGACTGAATCGCTCATGCTATTCTCCTTTCGTAATGCGGATAGTCGACGAGCTTTTCTGTATCGTCGCCGTCGGCTCGCGTTCGCCCGTCGCCGTTCCAGTCGCCGCCCCAGCGGAAGCCGTACTTCACCATGACGCCGGAAATTTCGCGCCATCGCGGATCGGATATGGGCGGCCATACAGGCTCGCCGTTTTCCATCGGTACGATGTCGATAGCGTTGCCGAAC